ATAAAAGTTATAAAAAAGTAGAGATTATTACTCTTATATGTTTTTCAATTAGTGTTGTTGTAGCATGTATTACACGCTTTATTCCATTTATTTTTCTGACGTTACTCACATTTCCAATTTCTTTTAAATTATTAAAAGGGAAGGTTGACAGCCTTCCCAAGAATAAGGAGGACAAACAATATGTCAATTAGTTTAGTTAAAGGTCAGAAGATTGACCTTACAAAAGGCAATGCAGGTTTAAACAAAGTCGTATTTGGTCTTGGATGGGATACAAATAGATACGATGGTAATGCAGATTTCGATTTGGATGTATCAGCATTTTTTACTGATAATTCAGGAAAGGTAACAGGCGAACAGGATTTTGTATTTTATGGTCAGCCACAGCATCCAAGCGGAGCATTGATTTATTCTGGCGATAATAGAACAGGTGTAGGCGATGGCGATGACGAGACAATGATTGTTGAGTTAAATAAGATTCCATCTAATATTACAAAGATTAGCTTCTCAGCGACAATTTATGATGCAGAAAATCGTTTACAGAATTTCGGAATGGTTGATAATTCGTACATTAGAGCATACAACGCTGATACAAATGAGGAACTTTTCAAATATGAACTTAATGAGGATTTCTCATTGGAGACAGGTGTTATTGCAGGTGAGCTGTATCGTAAGAACGGTGAATGGAAATTCAATGCAGTTGGTTCAGGTTACAATGGTGGTTTAGCTGCTATTGGTAGAAATTTTGGTTTGGATTTATAAAATGAAGGGAGAATATATATGTCAGTAAATTTAGTCAAAGGACAGAAAATCAATTTATCTAAGGAAGTAGCAGGTGGTCTTACAAAGATTATGGTAGGACTTGGATGGGACGCTGTTAAGAAAGGATTATTTGGTTCTAAGCCAAACATTGATTGCGATGCTTCGGCAATTATTCTAGGAAAAGATGATAAGTATCGTACCTGTGTTTATTATGGTGACAGATCAGCGGAAGACAGATGTGTGTATCATCATGGCGACAACCTCACAGGAGATGGAGACGGTGATGATGAGCAGATTACAGTTGATCTTATGAATATTACAAATAAGGTTGAAAAGATTGTATTTGTAGTAAATATCTATGATTGTATTTCAAGAAAGCAGGATTTTGGACTTATCAAGAATGCGTACATTAGACTTGTTGATGAGTCAACTGGTAAGGAAATTTGTAAATACAATCTTTCAGATGATTATGCTGGCAAGACAGCAATGGTATTTGCAGAGGTTTATAAGAAAGACGGAGAATGGAAATTTAACGCTATAGGTCAGGGAACAAATGATTCAAGTGTTAGCGAATTAACAAGAAGATATAAGTAGGAGGATTTAATTATGTCAGTTTCATTAAGTAAAGGACAGAGAGTAGATTTAACAAAGGGTAGACCGTCATTAAAAAACATTCTTGTTGGACTTGGATGGGATATTAATCATTATGACGGAGAAGCAGATTTTGACCTCGATGCCTCTGTGTTTATGACAAAAGAGAATGGCAAGGTTGGTAAGGATGAGGATTTCATTTTCTATGGTAATCTTGAACATAGTTCAAAGAGTGTAAAGCATATGGGAGACAACCGTACAGGTGAGGGAGATGGAGATGATGAGGTTATTAAGATTAAACTTGATAAAATCCCATCAGACTATGAGACTCTTGCTGTGACGGTCACAATTTATGATGCTGAGAGTAGACTTCAGAACTTCGGTATGGTTGGGAATGCATATGTGCGTGTAGTAGACGAAGAGACAGGCGAGGAACTTATTCGTTTTGATTTAAGTGAAGACTTCTCTACCGAGACTGCGTTAGTCGTAGCTGAAATTTATAAACATAATGGCGAATGGAAGTTTAAGGCTGTAGGAAGTGGCTATAATGGTGGATTAAAGGCATTATGTAATCAGTATGGAATTGATGCAGAGTAGGAGGGTTGTATGACAAATTTTATGTTTATTATAATTGTGGCGATTGTATTAATTGCATTGATTCTTTTCTTTACTCCTTTTGGTAAACAGCTTCGAGTAAAGTTTAAAGGAAGAACGGATGAAGTAATGCGCCAGGATGCACAGACACCAGAAGGTGCTAGAGATTATTACAACGCAGCTATTAGAGAAAAGGAAGATTTTTATAACAAGGCATCTGCTACATATGCTGAAATTTCAGGAAAGCGTGATACAGCAGAAAAAGACTTATATCAGGCAAATAAAGATATTATGCGTGTTACACAGCAGATTAACGCTTGTCTTGATGAAAATAAAGAAAATGAAGCAATGCAGTATGCAATGAAGAAGTCTACTTTGGAGAATAAGATTAATGTACTAAAAGATACAATCGAAGAGATGAAAGAAGCACAGACTCACCAGAAAGACATTCGTGATCAGGCAGCCGAAGAATTGCAGAAACTTAAAGAAGAAAAGGAGCAGGTTCTTTTTCAGATG